GGCCCCTAGAAAGGCCCCTCGTCCTTCGTCGTAGTCGAATCAGTCAATAAGGAGTGTCCAAATGCGTATCTCAAGAAAGGATTTTGACGACTTGGTAAGGCAAGTCAAGGTTGCTAATCGCAATCTTTTCGAGCTTACTCAGGTCGTCGCGAATAACCGGCGTATCATTCAAAACTTGATAAACCAGGTTTTTCTTCCTGACGAGAGATATGGCATTGGTGATATAGAGGAATTCCAACGTTGCTGGGGTGAGCCCTTCGGTCCGGATTCTCCGGGTTTCGAAGGAGGTAACCCCCTCAGTGATTGGTCTCTATACGGTCGGGCTCCATCTGAGATGACTCCCGTCAAGGTGGCTTCAATGTATAACAATGTTATACGTTCGGAGCGTGCACCATGACAAAGAGAGCTTGGATGAAGTTCCGTTTATGGACTCTCCGTTTTGCCGTTTTAGCGACTTCAATCGCTAAGATTGTTCTACGACAGTTCTGGAAAGGATAGCTCATGTACAACCGTGTGCGTTCCTACAGCGTGTATGAGCCGCTCGTAGCCAGTTGGTATAACAATTCCCTTACACATGTGTCCAGTACGACCGAGGATCCCGATTTTGCGTGTCCACCTCAAGTGGATACCAATTCGAGTTCTGGGCCGCATTCTGTGACGTATGTCGGGCGTTATGCCGCTGGTTCGATATCGGACCTTACTAGTCCTCCAAAAGTTGCAGGTTACCACAGGAGACCGAGGCCTAGAAAGCCTCGGTATCCGTTACCGGTTAAACCGGTTTCACACGTATACAAGCGCCTTCGAACCCGCGAGGATTCGACCGCGTTTACACGTTATAGTGGGCCGACTATTGGTTTCTGTAGGTACAATACGTATCAGAATCAGATACTCACACCGATGCAGTGGCTTTGCAAGAAATGGGGCGCGGGCTTCGTCAAGACAAACATGCTTGATGCAGTCCCGGCCGACGTTTCTAGCAGGTCCTTCAACGGTGCTGACTGGTTTGCCTTGGTGTCTGAGTTTAACGAGGAATTAGATAACCTCGTTCCGAATTCTTTCTTCTCAGGTGAGACATTAGTTGAGGGCGGCATCTTTATTGATGCCGTCAAACTAATGATCAACCCTAAGAGGGCGGTTCTCGGCTTCTTCGCGAATGTGAAGAAGAGACACTTACACCGTCGCTCCCTTGGTGAGATCGACCATTACTACAAGAACTTAATACGAAAGTATACGAGTTCTGATAGGATGGAAGTTCTCGCCATGGGTCGCGATTTCGGCATTCCTAAGACGATTCTTCTGGAAGGAACGAATGCTGACTTATTGTATAAGTTCGGCGTGAAGCCTGCAATACAGGATATTCGTCATACGCTAGAGGCCCACTCCAAAGTGGACGCTCGGCTTAAAGACTTATCCTCATTTGCCGGCCGCTACTTCCCCATCAGAGCTAGGAAAAAGACCTCAGAAGAGATCTACCAGTACGGATCACAACCCAATCCCGGTTTAACCGAGGAAGTCTTACGCGTCTCTTCGCAGAGTCGTGTGAGTTCAGTCTTCGGTCAGGGACGAGTTCGTGTGGACATAAACGAAGTTTCTAAATGGCGAGCCTACGCTGAGTACTTCGGCCTTAATAAGGTCGTCGGTACGGCGTGGGAACTCATTCCATTTTCCTTCGTTGTTGATTGGTTTACTAACGCACAGGAACGAATTAACGATTTAACTCGTATTCGCCTGGGCGAGAGCCCATTCATGAACGTGACTTCGATTGGTCATTCCGTCAAGAGTAAATTTACCACGGATGTAGTATTATATCCGGGGTACAACTCTGATGACGGAACGACCCTCTTCGTTCCACGTTCGCCTACTCCGCTGTGTCATATTGACACTGTGGAGTATATCCGTTCTCCTACTATTCCAGACACATCAGGGGTTATTGATCTAAGTACCCTTGGTCTCTTCCATGGTGTCACAACTGCTGAGTTAATTCTTCAGAGAGTGTTGTGAGACAGATCCTATTCCACTAGTTTGTGGTTAATCCGGCTTCTATATCGAAATACGAAGCCAGAACATTGGAGTTCCCATGTCGCTCATCGTTACCCGTTCCAACGGGACCAGTGATATCACGTTCACCCTTCAAAATCAGGTCGGAACGCAGAAGAATTTCGGCAACGCTGCTGCTGGGCTCGTAGAGCCTGAGCAGATTACGTTGCAGTCATTCCTGCGCCCGACCGCTGCGAAGGGTTCGGATAGGTACATTCTCAAGGCGTCTAAGACGTATGTTGAGGATGCGACCGGTAATAACATTACCACCAGCTGCAAAATTGAGCTGGTTTATCCGCGAAGTGCTGAATCGGGCCTCCTGACCTCTTTCAAGGATCAGGTTGCCTTTATGAAGTCGCTTCTGTCGGATGCGAATCTCACCGCAATTGCCGCCGGATCTCTCCCCGATGGGGATAATCACGTCGACACTTTCAGCCCGGCCTAACAAGCCAGGGTTGTTAAGCTGTGATATAGCGCATCTTCAAGTTGCGAAGTATCATTGGTTTGTTAACGATAAAACGACGTGGGACAAGGAGGAAACCCAATTGGGAGACCTTAATCCGTTCCTTGAGCGTATTATCGCACTCCGTCAATCAATTGTTGACGACGGAATTGCACAGGGAGTACCTTTCCATGAAAAAGATCTTCAACTCGTTGTCGAGAGACTACGAAATGAAGGCTCTAGCTTTGTCAAGGTAACCCTCCCCATATTGGGGAAGGCCCTCGATTTAGGTCTAGTAGTCGGGCAGTTTCACTGCCCGGCCAACTTTTCGAGGAAAAGGGACACATGCCTACCCACTTTCATGGGTGCTGTCTTCGGACGCATCTTTGGAACGGATGGCAATCTTCTTGTGTCGCCAGAACCTTGTTCCATATACTTTCTTCGCCAGTTTCTCCTGTTTGATGGTAAGCTCATCACTGAGCCGACCGTTATCCAGAAGAAGGAGGCCATAGACGGTTTTCGTGAGAGGCAGAGGATCTTGGGTAAAACCAAGGTACCGCAGTATCACCCCGTCTTGGAGAGAGCTAAGTTGCTCCTCTCAAGAACACTAAAAGGTCTTGATCTTTCAACGATTTCCCCAGGACATGGTCCTGGAGGCGTCGCTGAAGGTATGGACCGTATAGTAAGGTGGGACTTCAACAGTTGGCCCTCGCGGGCAGAACGTTGGTATCCCTTCCATGTATATGGATCTCAGTCATTTAGAGCCCTTTGTATTAGTGGGCCTCCGCGTATGATTGCGAAATCATACACGAAGTGCTCGCTTGTTCCAAAGGACTTTAAAGGTCCAAGGTTGATTTCTGCTGAAAGTGCTGCTACGCAGTACCTCCAGCAGGGTCAGATGAAGTCACTAATGCGATACATTCAGCGTCATCCACTTCTTTCACGATCTATTAAGCTATCGGATCAAACCTTTAGCCAAAAATTGTGTAAGAAAGCGTTTGACGCCGGTATGGGAACGTTGGACTTGTCCAACGCTTCCGATACTGTGTCGGCTGCGCTCGTGTGGTATCTCCTATCCGGAGTTCCACGTTTACGCAGTCAGTTATTTTGTACCCGGTCCCAATATCTCCTGTTTGGGAGTGAGGAACCGGTCCGAATAACCGCATTTTCTCCGATGGGTTCAGCAGTTTGCTTCCCAGTGGAAACACTAGTCTTCTGGGCCATAACGATGGCCTCAGTTCGACATGTGCAGGCTTCATGGAGAACTTCCCTATCCCGTGAGGGAAAAGGAAGCCTACCCCTTGAGTCTGAGACAGCATCTGAGATCGCAGTGTTTGGGGACGATATTATCGCCCCCACATACGCTTTCTCAACCATTATCGGCACACTCGAAACTATTGGTTGTCAAGTAAACAGGTCTAAGACCTGCTACATGACGCCCTTTAGGGAGTCGTGTGGATCGGAATGGTATAATAGCATCGATATCACGATAACTCGTAATAGGAGATACTACTATGATGTTACAAGAAAGTTCGTCAACTACCCCGTCATTCTTGACCTACAGAGGAAATTTTTCCTCCAGGGTCTGGAACGTACGGCTGCACTTTTGTTGCAATGGGCTAGAGAAATCTCGCCAGTTGCAACGATCGAACTCGGAGAACATGGTTCTAACATCTATAGATCACTTGACGGATGCCCGAAGGGACATCCTCATCAGGGTTCTATGCGATATTGGCTATACACTCTCCGAATCAGACGAACGGATGAAGCAGTTTTTGGCTGTGACGGACGCCTTACAGCGTTTCCGTCAGGCTTGGACTGCTTTGTTCGTGGATCTACCGCCTTTGATAGAACATGTTGTGCTTTCGGTTGGTATACTTCACTTGATCGTGGAGTGCCGACCCGGTACAACAAGGAGTATCAAAGAACGGAGTGCAGACTGCCTGGTCTTTTTCAACGGACCAGTCAGTGGGACACCTACACAATCGACCCGAGGAAAGACGAAAGAATTCGTCTCCCGAGAGGTCGGAACTTAACGTTCCGGTCTCAAGGGTGTCTCGAGTACGCGCGCTTGTTGGCGCGCGTTGTCGGTGACTCAGTTGAACGGATTGCCATCCGGGATGTAATGTCCAAAATGGCATGGTCGGATCTTCCATACAAATCAGCTCTCGCCGATTTGAACGGATAAATCCACAGGGCGACAGGCACTGCTTTCTTCCTTTCC